AACGAGAATAAAAAGAATCTGATGCATCTAACTACCATAGAGGAAATTAAAGATTATGGTAACGCTTTTTTTGATAAAGATATTAGCATAGAAAATCAAGAAATTATCAACATATTAGATGAGAAATTAACAGGGGAATATCGGTCAATTTATTTGAAACTCAAGGGCGGTAGTAAAATTAACAAAAGCGATAGAGATAAACTATACTCTAAAGTACAGGAAATATTATGCCAAAAAAACGAGGACAACTAAGTTTAGACGAAGAAAAATTTATTCGTGATAATATTGAAAACTTAAGTGTGGAAAATATTGCGCTCCAACTTAACAGAAATGTTGAACCTGTCAACAGATACATAGACGAAAATCAATTATTCTCTCTTAGAGACAAAAGCGAAAACGATGTTCTAAAACGCAAATTGCACAGCAAAACTTTTTGGAGTGAAATTACACGACAATTTGATGAGGATAGTGGCGAATTAGAATATTTTGAAAATACTTGGGTAGGATTAATTAAACAGTTTAGGGAGGACGTTTTGCCAGCGGAAGAATTACAAATTAAACAGTTTATCACTATTGATATTCTTATTAATCGCAGCATGAAAGAGCGCAAGCGTCATATAGCAGAAACTGAAAAACTACAAAAATTAGTAGACAATGAATATGAAAAACCAGAAGCCCAAAGAGATATTCCAAGATTAGCAAATTTAGAAACTCAATTAAGTTTTGCTCGTAATAGTATAGCTAGTTATACTAACGAATATACCAAGCTTTTAAATGAGCAGCAAAAGATAAGTAAAGATTTAAAAGCCACTAGAGAACAACGTATAAAGCGCATAGAAGATGGTAAAAGTTCTTGGGTTGGTTTGATTCGTATGCTAGAGGATGAAGATATACGAGAAAAAGAAGGTCGTGAAATGGAAATTATTAGTATGGCTACCGACAAGTATAAAAAAGAATTATACGCATATCATAACTATCAAGATAATACTGTGGATAAACCATTCTTAAATAATGAAAGCGTTTCACTAGATGAGTAGAAATTATAAAGATCCTCAATACTCATTATGGAGAAAAAAAATATATGCAAGAGATCATCACACGTGCAGATGGCCTAATTGTAAAAATACCAAAAAACTTCAGGCTCATCACATATACAGATGGTCAGATTTTCCAGGACTAAGATATCATCCTCATAATGGAATTACCTTATGTAAATTTCATCATGATTTAATCAAAAATAATGAAGATAGTTACAGAGAATTTTTTAGCAGGCTAGTAAGATGAATAAAGATCCATTCACTATCATTATAGACACAAGAGAACAAACCCCATGGGAATTTGGATTCCATGATACTGCCAAACAAAAATTAGATACTGGCGATTATAGTATGGTTGGTTTTGAAACGATTCTTGCTATAGAACGAAAGAAAACCGTTAGTGAATTAGCAACTAATCTTAGTGAGAGTCGTTTTAAAGATGTACTAGAAAGATTGAGCAAAATCAAACATCCTTATTTAATTTTTGAATTTAGTTTAGATGAAGTATATACTTTTCCTGTTGGTAGCGACATACCCAAAAAACTATGGGATAAATTACGAATTAGTGGCAATTATATTACTAAACGATTAATTGAAATTCAACTAGAATATGGCATTCAAGTAGTATTTTGTGATGATGCTACTAATGCTGAAAGATTTAGTGTTAGTTTAATGAAAAGAATTTATGAACGATACAATCAACAAAAAGATATTTGAAGATGCTTGGTTAAATTTGGGAGATTTGTCCCAAATAGTTATTGATAAAAATCCCATGGTGGGAAGAGACAAGGATGATATAGAAAATCCTGATCTTCATTTGTTAAGACTATTACGGGATCCGAAATATTTTGGATCAACATGCAAACTATTATTCGACGTTGAGTTGCATCCTATACAAATAGCAATATTACAAGAATTTTGGATTCGTCCTTTTCCAATGTTCGTAGCTAGTCGTGGTTTTGGTAAAAGTTTTTTAATGGCATTATATTGTGTGCTACGATGTTTATTGGTTCCGGGAACTAAAATTGTGGTTGTTGGTGCCGCATTTAGACAAAGTAAAATCATATTCGAATACATGGAAACATTATGGCGCAATAGTCCCATATTACGAAGCATCTTCACAGGAAACAATGATGGTCCGCGTCGAGATGTGGACAGATGCACAATGAGGTTAGGTGAAAGTTGGACTATAGCAGTGCCTATGGGTGATGGTAGTAAAATTAGAGGTTTGAGAGCGCATATTATCATCGCAGACGAGTTCGCATCAATCTCTCCCGATATTTATGAAACAGTAGTATCTGGTTTCGCTGCTGTTAGTGCTAATCCTATTCAAAATGTTAAAGAAGAAGCTAAAAAGAAAGCTCTAAGAGAAGCCGGATTATGGAGTGATGAGCTTGAGGCTATTCAAATCAAAAAAGGAAATCAAGCCATTATTGCAGGAACGGCAGATTATGCTTTTAAACATTTTGCTAGTTACTGGAAAAGATACAAAGCGATTATCAACAGTAAAGGCAATAAACATAAACTAGAGGAAATTTTTAAAGGAGAAGTACCAGATAATTTTAATTGGGAAGATTATAGTATTATAAGAGTACCATACGAATTAATTCCTAAAGGTTTCATGGATGATAAACAAGTTAGTAGAGCTAAAGCTACCATACATACTGGCATATATAACATGGAGTATGCTGCTTGTTTTACAGAAGATAGTGATGGATTCTTTAGAAGAAGTTTAATTGAGAGTTGTGTTACTAGTGACATCAAACCTATAATCATAGGTGGTAAACAAATTTTATTTGAAAGTGCTATTCAAGGTAATCCTCAGCATGAGTATGTTTATGGTATCGATCCCGCTAGTGAAAAAGATAATTTTAGCATAGTTATTTTAGAATTACATCCTGATCATAATCGTCTTGTTTATTGTTGGACCACTAATAGAAATAATTTCAAAGAGAGACAAAAGACTGGATTAATCAATGAATATGATTTTTACGGATTTTGTGCGAGAAAAATTCGCAATCTAATGAAAAGCTTTCCACCATACAGAATAGGTATGGATGCTCAGGGTGGTGGTGTGGCTATAGAAGAAGCATTACACGATCCCTTGAAGTTAGAATCTAATGAACAACTGATTTGGCCAATCATAGATAGTGATAAAACAAAAGAAACAGATAGTCAACCAGGATTACATATTTTACAATTAGTACAATTTGCACGAGCAGATTGGACAGCTCAAGCTAATCATGGATTACGCAAAGATTTAGAAGATAAAATTTTATTATTCCCTCGTTTTGATCAAGTTAGTTTAGCACTAGCTCTTGATAAAGAAAATAAAGATATTATGACATCGGATCTTGATAATCTATATGACAGTCAGAGCGAATGTATTCTAGAAATAGAAGAACTTAAAAATGAATTAACCACAATAGTTATGACACAAACTAGCACAGGATCTGGTGGCAGAGATAGATGGGATACTCCGGATGTAAAATTACCCAATGGTAAAAAGGGTAAATTAAGAAAAGACCGTTATAGTGCTCTGGTAATAGCTAATATGCTAGCGAGACAACTGAATAGAACTTTAGCGCCAGTAGATTATGAAGTTATTGGATCTAATTTAAGAGATGGCTATAAGTCTAAAAATGATGGTGAGTTATATAAAGGGCCACAATGGTTTACAAATAATGCTAATGATGATATATATAAAGGTATTTACAGATAATTGTGTATATAAATTATAAAACCATAGCAATACAATTACAATACCATTATGAGTAGAAAAAACCAAAAAACAAATGGGTCAATTCCGGACGCTTCTCCCACCATTCCGGACAATGCTTATGTAACATGGGGTGATGAGAATATAGTGGATAAAAGGGAAGCTCTTGGTGAAGCTTCCAAAGCATTAGATGAATTCAATATTGTTCAAAAAAGTACCGCTAATAATAGCCGATATCGTTTAGATTTTAGTAATCTTGATGGTCCAACTAGTGGTCGCCCAGGATTAACTCGTAGTGATTATGACTATTTTAGACCAGAAGAAAGTATCCCTCAACACATTAAGGGAATTTTTAGTAAAGCTGATGTTGTTTATAATCGTGTTGGTTTAGTAAAAAATGTTATTGATCTCATGGGAGATTTTGCTTGTCAAGGAATTAGACTAGTTCATCCCAATAAAAGAATAGAAAGATTTTATCGTAATTGGTTTGATAAAGTTAATGGTGAAGAACGTAGCGAAAGATTTTTAAATAATTTATACAGAGTTGGTAATGTTGTAATTAATCGTCAAACAGCTAAGATTAGTGTTAAAGTAGCTGATGAAATGTATAAAGCTAAAGCTTCTCCCGATATGATTATATCCACAGATGAACTACAGGTAGAGAAAAGAGAAATTCCTTGGAGATATACTTTCATAGATCCTGTTTATGTAGATGTGGTTGGTGGCGCATTATCTTCTTTTGTGGGAGCCAAGACGTATTCTATAGTTTTGCCAGGAACTCTGAGAAGAATTATCAATACTCCTAAAAACGAATCTGAGCGCCAAATTATCAATCAGTTACCATCTGCAATTATTGAAGCAGCCAAAACTAAAAAACCATATATATTAGATCCAGAAAAAACTCTGGTATTTCATTATAAAAAAGACGATTGGAAAACTTGGGCTTATCCAATGATTTATAGCATTATGGATGATATTAATGTTATTGAAAAACTTAAATTAGCAGACTTAGCTGCGTTGGATGGTGCTATAAGCAATATCCGTATTTTTAAACTTGGTAGTCTAGAACATAAAATAGCACCTACCGCTGCTGCTGCTAGTAAACTTAGTAATATTTTATCAAATAATGTTGGTGGTGGCACAATGGATCTGGTTTGGGGTCCAGATATTGAACTTATAGAAAGTAAAACAGCAGTTCATCAATTCTTAGGTGAAGGTAAATATACTCCTCATTTAAATAGTGTTTATGCTGGTCTAGGTATTCCTCCAACATTAACTGGCACATATGGTGCTGCTGGTACAACTAATAATTTTATCAGTTTGAAAACACTAACCCAAAGACTTCAGTATGGTCGCAAAGTATTAATGAATTTTTGGAAAAAAGAAATTGCCATGGTTCAAAAGGCTATGGGGTTTAGATTTCCAGCTAAAATAGAATTTGACAGAATGGATCTTAGTAACGAAGAAGCTGAAAAAGCACTGCTTATTCAACTTGCTGATCGCAATATTATCAGCGATGAATTACTACAAAGAGTATTTGGATTTGATCCTGATACTGAAAAGAGTAGACTCAATAGAGAAGACAGAGAACGAAAGAGTAAACGTATGGTTAAGAAAGCTGGTCCATATTTTGATGCTAATTTCGAAACAGCAGCCAAGAAGATGGCAATGCAACTCGGATTAGCAACTCCCAGTCAAATTGGATTAGAACTAGATAAAAAGAAAAAGGGAGAAATGAATGCTGTTGAAGTCAAAGCACAATTTCCACCAGTAAAATTAGGTGGTCCTATAGGAAATAGTTCGATCACTCCAACTTTGCCCGGCAAGCCAGGAGAAGGAAGACCTAAAAATACTAAAGATACTGAAAAAAGAAAAACAAAAGAATTTAAACCCCAAACCGGAGCATCTCTAAATTTATGGAGCATAGATGCTCAGGATAAAATTTCTGAAATTATGAATCCATTATTATTAGAATTCTATAACAAGAAAAATATGCGTAGTTTATCTCACACAGAGTATGATGAAGCCGAAGCTACAAAAGCTAAAATACTTTTTTCAATAGAACCATTTGCCGAAGTTAACGAAGAAGTAGTTTTATCAAAACTCAATACTGTTAATAGTATTGATATTAATAACTTATATAATCAATATAAATCTTTTAATAAATCTATTAATAATGAATTAAATAGGCCACTAACCGCAGATGAGACTAAATTTACTAAATCTTATCTCTATCAAATGGTGTATTCCTTAAGAGACTAATTTAAGAAAGTATATTATGCACATATTTGCTCACGAACTCGCAGATGGCCTTGAACACCTATTATCTGCACAATCTTCTATTTCTTATGCTTCAATAGCAGAGAAATCTCAAGCTACATTTAGTAAAAAGCAAACTGATATTAAGGCTTTGGCCGGAATTCAAGATAAAGACTTATATTATACTCAATCAATTTTAGTCACAACCTCTTGGAATAAGAATGATGATGTATTTGATAAATCTGAAGTTTGGGCAGCTCGTAATACTCCTATTCATAAACCAACAAATTTAGAACATAACGAAGGTATTATTGTTGGCCATATAACTTCTAATTGGCCTATCACAGATGATGGAATTCTTATTGATCAAGAAACTCCCAGCGAGAATTTACCAGATAAATACCATATTCTCACAGGTTCTGTAATTTATACGGGTTATACTGAAAAAGAATTAAAGGACAGATCAGAAAAATTAATTGCAGAAATTGAAGATGGAACTAAATATGTTAGTATGGAATGTTTTTTTAAAGGTTTTGATTATGGTTTAACTAATAAGAGCACAGGTCAATTTAAAGTATTAGGTCGTAATGAAGAAACAGCATTCTTAACTAAACATCTTAGAGCCTATGGCGGTATGGGAGAATATCAAGAACATAAAATTGGTAGAGTATTAAGACAAATAACATTCTCTGGTAAGGGTTTTGTTGATAAACCAGCTAATCCAGAAAGTATTATTTTTACTAAAAACAATTTGCAGTTTGATAAAAAAGTTGCTGATCTAGAATTAGCAAGAGAAAAAAATGACAATTTTACAAATATAGGTGTATTTTCAAATCAAGCCAACCTAAAGGAGACTGATATGAGTTTAGAGACACAAGTTGCAGAAATGAAAGAGAAGATCGAAGCTATGGCCGGTTGCGAAGCTGCTGTTGCAGAAGCTCAAACACTAGCCGGTGATCTTCAAAACAAAAATTCCGAACTAACAACAGAACTAACAGAAGTCAAGGCTGCTCTTGTTGAAAAAGAAGAAGCTGCTCAAAAAATGCTTCAGAATATGAAACAAAAAGAAGAAGAAATGAAAAAGATGAAAGCAGAACTTGATGCTGTTACAGAAACATTAGCAGTCTACAAAGATAAAGAAGCTGAGATGATGAAAAAAGAAAAGAAGATGAAAAGAATGGCTTCTTTAATTGAAACAGGTTTGGATAGTGAACTTGCTACTAGTACAGTTGAAAAATTTGAAAATCTTGATGATGAAGCCTTCGAAAGCATGGCCGCAGTTTTTGCTGCTATGACAAAGAAGAAAGCTCAAGAAGTTCCAATGAAGAAAAAAGCTTCTGAAGATAGTGTTGTTGATACTGAAGTATTAGAAACAGCTGAAACAGAAGCAAGTCTTGATCTTAGTGTTGGTGGCGAAACTGTAGCTACTGAAGTTGAAAACACAAGAGCTGCTTTAGTTGATTTTGTTTATAACAGACTAGGTAAAAAACTAAATAAGGGAGAGTGAACATGGCTTTAAAACCAGATCGTATCGAAGCATACACAGATATTTCGTTCTTCATGAACTCAACAGGTGAACGCGGTGGTATAGTTGTTCACGTTAGTGGCGGTAGTGGCGTAAGCATGGACGATGCTAACGCAACTGTTGAATACGCTGCTAGTCAATCTGGTACCAAACCAGCAGGCTTATTGCTAAACGATGTTGTGAATCTTGATCTAACAAGACAGCACATCAATTGGCACAAAGATGAGGTTCAGATTGGTAGCAAAGTAACATTGTTACGTCAAGGTCAAGTAACAACTAATAAGGTTACTGGAACCCCAACAATTGGTGCTGATGCTTATTACGGCGCTAGCGGAGTTCTAACAATAACAAGTACAAATAGTACCAAAGTTGGTAGATTCTTAAGCACTAAAGATGCTGACGGTTATATCAAAGTAGACATCAATATTACATGATAAGGGAGATAAATATGGCCAATAAAAGATTTGAAGCAACCCCAGAATTAACAAATCTTCTTGTTCGTTCTGGTTCGCTAAATAAAGAAGAGGCTCTTGGTGCTAATGCCGAATTCGCTAAAGCCCTAGAACTTCCTCTTCGTCAAGGTGTTCTTAATGGTGATATTCTAGACGGTATTTTTGAGCCAATCGTGTTAGCTCAAAGTGCTACTCCAGAATTTCCACTAGATTTTCTTGCTCCAGGTACTGAAAAAGACTTTGTGGCTTATACTATCCCAAATCATGGATATATTCCACAACGTCACGTCGAGGGTGACTATGTTATGGTTCCAACCTATGACATTGGTGCCAGTATCGACTATCTTCTAAAGTATGCCCGCGATGCCCGTTGGGACGTTGTTGGTCGTGCTATGGAAGTATTAGAAGCTCAATTCGTCAAAAAGATGAATGATGATGGCTGGCATACACTGCTAGCTGCTGGTGTTGATCGTAATATCGTGGTTTATGACAGCGATGCTGCTGCTGGCCAATTTACAAAGCGTTTAGTCAGTCTTATGAAGACTGTTATGCGCAGAAATGGTGGTGGTAACTCGGCTAGTAACAATCGTGGTAAGTTAACTGATCTATACGTTAGTCCCGAGGCTATGGAAGATATCCGTAATTGGGGTGTTGATCAAGTTGACGAATATACCCGTCGTGAGATTTATGTTGCTGCTGATGGTACTCTTAACAGAGTATTCGGCATCAATCTACATGATCTCGACGAACTTGGCGAAGGTCAACAATATCAACTATTCTATTCTAACGTACTAAGCGCTAGCTTACCAGCTAGTGACGTTGAATTAGTGGTTGGTCTTGATCTAAGCAAGAGAGATAGTTTCATTATGCCAGTTCGCCAAGAAGTTCAGATCTTCGAAGACGATACACTTCATCGTCAAAAGAGAGCTGGATTCTATGGATGGGCAGAGCAAGGCTTTGCGGTTCTAGATAATCGCAGAGTACTACTAGGCGCTCTCTGATCAGTTTTTAATTTGCTTAGAAAAGAAGGCTGGCCTTGTGCCGGCCTTTTTTTTTAGGTGTATTTAAGTGTATA